ACATGATGTTGCAACGCTGGGTAGACCATAATGAAGTTGAACATCGTGTAAAAGATGATTATGAACGAAACCGTGTGTTGATTGACTTGACTGCACAACCTCAAGAGATTAAAGACTTAGTTGATGCACGTATTAAGGAAAGTGTTCGTGTAAATACAACACCCCAAGTTGGCATTCACTTCATGCGATTTTGCGGTAAGTACGAATTGACTAAGATTAGTGACCAAGCAGAGACTTATGCTAAGTGGTTAAATAGCCCATATAAAGGAAGTTTAGTATGAATGGACGTATTAGAGAATTGATTAATCAAGTAGGAACAGATGTTAGTGGAAAATGGATGGGTGTGAATAATTCCGAAAAACTAGCTGAGTTGATTCTTATTGAATGTATGGATTTATGTGTAAGTTTTGGCGAAGAAGGTGATGGTTATACTATTGCATCTGAAATTTCAGAACATTTTGGAGTTGAAGATTGACCTTTACTATTCCAGACAAAACTATTAAAACAATACGTCAGGACGATCCTGACTTTCATATTATTAACGGAATTGTTATGGCGCCAAGGGCTGGGTTTGAGATTAGCAATGATTGTCCAAGGCAATATAAACTTATGATTATAGAAGCTACTAAGAATGGTTGGCTCACACCCGTAGCATATATGAAAGAGTCGGAATACATTTGGGAACAGCTAGGAGAATGATATGAGTAGAGATTATAATAACCTTCAATACATTTTAAACAAAACACCTGAAGAATTACAAGAGTGGTGGTACTCATTAGAAGATGAGGATCAAGCTTATGCTATGGAAATCATTATTGCTTATAGAAAAATGTTAGATGAGCCGGTAGTAGCAGATTATAGTTTAGCTAGAGAGTACTTGAAAAAGTTTCAACTATAATGAAAACACGTGAAGAAATCATAACAGATATGTGTTATACATATCGACATGATTATGGTTTAGATAAAGATCCCAATGATCCTCCCTGGATTGCAGGTATGACTGACACTGACCGAAAAGGTTTATGGCAAACTATGGAACAAATCTACGATAATACTATTGCTCCTAATATGGATTTAAAAAATGGCAAGCCTCGCTGATTACTTTGAACAAAATCGTTACAAGCCTAAATATGAATTTATGGCTAGAGTGACCGGAATGTATGGTAAGGTACGTTGGATAGGCAGTGTGGGTAATGATACGGTAATCAGTGAATTACGTGGACCTGAATTACATATCCATTTAGATTTACCTTTAAAGGTTGACAATAGATATACAAATGTGTTAATATGTACACATAAGGGCGTGACACGATTAACTAATTTTGATGACGAACCCGAAACAAAGAAAAGAAAAAAATGACTAGTAAAACACTAATTGCAAAACCCGTAGTTAAAAATCAATTCTGGATTGTAACTGATGGTAATGAAAAAGTAGGCAATGTACTTGCTGATGGCTCAGGCTTTGAAGTTAAATTGAATGGTAATAAAACTCACTATAAAAATACAAAGGCTATTCAAAAAGTAGCACATATTGAGTTTCTAACCTTTAGTAAATTCAGTAGCGAGAAGAAAGAAGTTCCGTTTAGTGAGTATCCGACAACAAGTAAAGTATGTAATTCAGTATTAGATATTAAACGTAAATTACATTTATTTACAAAAACACCTAAAAGCAAGTGCTATTATGCCGCAGGATGGTACACATTTAAACAAGGATCAGAAGAAAAAGTGATTTTTTGCCCTAAATATATCTTTATTCAGCGGTATGAGTATCAAGGTCCGTTTAAAACTAAAGATGAAGCTGAATTATTGATAAATAATATATGATTATTATAAAGCGTTTCATCGACAAAGTTTCAGCCACAAGAGGTAACAACCTAGTGTTGCCAATGGAAGAGGCTAAAATGTTACGTGATGAGATTGCGAAGTTATTAGCAGACAATTACGAGTTACTCAATAAAGATGTAACTGAGAACAATGCTGTTATGCAAGTAGAAATTAACGGCGGTAAATGGTAATGAGTAGAACACAACCAAATGTATTATTAGAACTGGTAGACAAAACAACATATAAATGCGACCAGATTGTAGAAGCTGCCGGAATATGGGCAGTATTTTATGATGGTCAACCTATTAACCTGAAAAGTCAGCATTATCAAGATCCGGATGCAACTCCGAAATATAAAAAAACTAGCTTCAGTAATCCTGGTCACGCTAGAAACCTGTGTCGTAAATTAAACGCACAATTCAAAACTGATAAATTTAGTGTCGTGTTTATGAACCACGGCAATAAAGTTTATCCAGATGACTGAACGTAAGTCACTCAAACATATTATAACCGAAGCCGTATTGGCCGAACTTCCTGAACATCTTAGTTTAGATTCCGAAACGGATAAACTAATGGTACGTTTGTGGTCTAGTGGTAGGCAAGATGGACTGCGACTCACTGAATATGGAGATTTCATTTTTAGAATGGCAGAGATAGAGTATTATGAATGCGATTTTAAATTGAGAGAGGGCATAAGCGAACATGCATATATGTTGGAGATCAATAAAAAAATCAAATGCCCCTATTATCTGGGAGTAAATAAGATTGAAGGAAAGAAAAAGAAACTGTATATGAGAATGTATGATAGCAAGATTGCTATGTTAATTGAATTATACGGAGACTTGATAGGTTACTTAGATAGTATAAAGGTACGAAAATGACAGAAAAGAAAAACCCCAATCCATTTATTAACTTAGCTAACGAAGCTAAAAAGAAAAATGCACCAATGATTACTGGTAAGAAAAGTGAACAAAAAGCTCCTAAGCCAAGTAAGGGTTTTGGTGGTGCTAGTGTTGTACGTAGGACTGGTCGAGGGGGTTAATACCAAATACCTTCATTACGCATACGTTTAATGTAGGTTAAGAATCCGCTACATACGCCGTAACTTTTTACTTTAACCATAGTATACAAGCTACGGTCGTTTATCTCTGGTAAAAACATAACACTACTTGTATTGATAGGTACTGTACCCGGAGTAATCAACTTACCATTACTAGCAGTAGCATATGGTGGAGGTGGAGTGCTTGCGTCAAAGTGAAAATAGTTTGGATACAATGTACTTGATTGAGTAGCTATCCAAGTTTGCATATCAGTGTTTATAGCGTTAATCCAAAAGCGTGGACCTTGTATATATTTCTCTGTGACTTCAATAACTGGTTGTTCGGTTCCAACATAGAGTTTTCCGTCAATACGCCAAACGTCTATTAAACAACTGTAGCCTTTTCCAAGTGCTTTGTTTATTTGTTTTGGGGTATTGGCATCTTCATAGTTATTGCCGTCGTAGATTCCCTGGTAAGATATATATAACATAATATGTATTTATGTCAACGGAATCAATAGCTGCCGCGTTATATATATGTAGACACAAAAATCTACTTCATTAACTTAAAGGAAACTTAAAATGAAAACATTAGCAATCGCCCTAATCGCTACATTGTCAGTAGCAACATCAATGGCCGCAGAGCCAGCAAAAGCAACTATAGCCCCAGCAACACCTGCTCCGGCTGCTACAGCACCGGCTGCACCTGCTAAAGCAGAAGCACCAAAAGAAGAAATGAAATTGGCTAAGAAAAAGGATGCTCCCAAGGCAGATACCAAAAGTGAAGCAAAGCCTGCTAGTCCAGCCCCAGCAAAAGCTGACGATAAAAAAGCCGAAGCTCCTAAGAAGTAATCCATATAGACTCATAGCAATTAGAACCTGGGGACTTGATCCAAATTTGGTTCTGATTAGTGATGAGGACATATTAGTTAATTCCCGTCGTATCATATTAAAGATTGAAACATCTTTACATGACGATGAGGAATTAAGTGATTATGTACAATTAAGATTGTTTTTGGCTAGAGAAATGGCTATGTCGAAATATAGAGAAATCTATGAGACGGCATAAATATATATGAAGTTACGGGTTCTTCATAAAAACCTAATTTTTAAACACACACATAGGAGATATAAAATGTTTAACACAGCAACTTACGCCTTTATTGACGGCGTTTCAGACTTTAAAAAGAAATTCGTAGAACAAACAGTTCAACACGAAGGCATCA